GCTATGTGGGATATACCCGACACACGAGAGGGGAAGTTTCAACGAATGCAATTAACTGCTAACGAGGGTTTTAATGACGCTATCGACACTATCAACTCTAACCTAGATAGCTTACTAACAGGAGAGAAGAAATGAGCAAACCTAATGTGATACCAGCTGAGAGTAACGAACACGCCCTAGCATTAGTTAAGGATCTTAATTTGGCATGGAGCAAAGAGATTGGGGGCTATCAAGGACAAGTCCTCGTAGCCCTTACAGACGATAAAAAAGTATACCTCTATGACATCTCCTACGGGTCTTGTGGTGGTTGTGATTGGTTTGAAAGCTATTACGATGAGCCTATTCCATACAAAGACGCTGTTGATGAGTACGGAGACTGGCAACCAGTGTATATCTTCCCTAAAACATTCCTACCTGATGCGGTCACACTCTACGAACTATTTTATGCAGACGGCTATCAGGATTACAACAAAGAATACGGTTGGGACGAACAAACAGCCGCCGAATTATTGAAAGCTGTAACAGAGCTAACCACACCAACTAAGGGAGATGAATAGATGCCTGAACCTAAACAAAAGAGTGTAACAAAGACTCAGAACAAAGTAGGAAGACCAACTACTTATACTCCTGAACTCGCTGCACTAATTTGTGAACAGATAGGACTGGGTAAGTCTATGCGTTCTGTATTGAAGGGTGATGATATGCCAGCTATGTCATCGGTATTTTTATGGTTGAGAGAACATAAAGATTTCTCGGAGCAATATGCGCGCGCGTGTGAGGAGCGAACAGAGGCGATGGCCGAAGATATTATAGACATATCAGACGAATCATCACGCGACTTCATAGAGACTGAGGATGGCCGACAGATACCTAACAACGAGGCTATCCAGCGCTCAAAGCTCAGAGTAGATACTCGCAAGTGGCTCATGGCTAAAATGAAACCTAAGAAGTACGGTGACAAGATGGAGATAGATAACACACATCGTATCATCACTCCTATTCTTGGCGGCGCAACTAAAGACGAGAAAGTGATTGACCAAGAGTAATGGCCTTCACTGAGACAACAGCACTTCATAAGCTCCTCAAGATGAAGAAGCGTCTTCGTATATCTCAAGGTGGCGCACGAGCCGGTAAGACTATAGGAATCCTAATGATCCTCATAGATATGGCGCAGACACAAGACAAGAAGATCATCTCTGTCGTCGCTGAGAGTGTACCATTCCTCAAACGTGGACCGATACGTGACTTCCTACAGATCATGCAGGAGCAAGGCTATTACGAGGAGGCACGCTGGAATAGAACAGACTTCATATACACATTTGAAACCGGCACGATGATTGAGTTCTTTTCCGCAGACAATTCAGGTAAGGTACGTGGTCCAGCTCGTCATCACTTATTTATGAACGAGTGTAACAACATGAGCTATGAGATATACCAACAACTCGCTATTCGTACCAGTGGCACTATATTCCTCGACTACAACCCTGTGCAGCAGTTCTGGGTGCATGATGAGCTTATCCCTAACCAAGACCACGACTTCAACATCCTGACCTACAAAGATAACGAAGCATTAGCACCGGCTATCGTAGAGGAAATTGAACGGCGCAAGATCAACAAAGCCTTTTGGCAAGTGTTCGGACTCGGACTGATTGGTGAAGCAGAGGGCAAGATATTCAAAGACTGGGCAATCATAGACGAGATACCCCATGAGGCACGCCTAGAGGTACGAGGACTCGACTTCGGCTATGCACGCGACCCTATGGCACTATGCGACATTTACTACTACAACGGTGGCTATATCATAGACGAACTCGCCTGTCGTGTTGGGATGCTCAACCGTCAAACAGCAGACCTGATCTTAAATCAAGCAGACCCACACGTACTGACTATTGCCGATTCAGCAGAGCAGAAATCAATCGCAGAAATGGCGGAGTATGGCGTAAACATAACAGGGGTAGTTAAAAGGGGAGGTATAGGAGCGTCAACAGGGAACAAAGAGACATTTACCAACAGTGCTATTCAGTTTGTGCAGGAACAACGCATGAGCATGACGAAGCGATCTACGAACTTTATCAAGAGCTACCGGAACTTCATGTGGCAAACAGACAAAGACGGCAAGATTATACCAAAGTACGATCACTACCTATCCGACCCGATGATGGCGGTTGTCTATGGTATGACGAACTTTAATGCAGCACGACTCGAAGAAGATGATGACGACTATACCAGCGGTTCTATAAGCAGTTTATGGGGGTAAACATGTACGGCGCACAAATAACACACGAGCCACTAGACGAGAACGGATCACTCTACACTCGCACTAAGAAGATACGACAGGGTGAGATAGTCTACCCGATAGAAGAAGTCTACGAGATACGCGACAAGGTAAACTCACCACTGACCGAAGCGGTATCTATTGCGACACTTATCAAAGAGATAGAGGATAACCCACACATCATCGAAGGCGGATTCCGTATCGAAGGCTACCAGCACCGACAGGAGCGAGGCTACTACTACGTTGTCAAGGTCATGCGAACGAAGGTATTTAGCAAGTAACATGATTGTGGTATAATAAAGACAAAGTAACCACTGAAGAACACAGGTTTACTGTTAAACAGGTAAACAATCGTGTTCTCATATCTTACACCCGACAACGTATTTGAAAAGTATACCGCTGCGAAGTTTTATACTGAGCAATTAACAGAACCCTTTCCAGAGTTTGAGCGTATAGCCCATAACCGGCCACATGACGGTATTCAAAATGGCTACCCAAAGACAACAGACGGTACAACCGCCTCTATTGTGCGTAAAACCCCACGTCGAGCCTTACAGCAGATACCTACCGGCGTAATCCAGTCAGATAACACTGACGACTACCTGCCTATCGTTGCTGAGTTTGTCTACACGAACAAGATCCTTCCATTTGCCAACGCTGAATACGACCTCATGCAGAAGTGTTGGGTAACTATCGAAGCTGGCCTAACCTACGGCTCACAGTGTACCTATACCCCGTTCATTAACCACGATGGCGAGTTTACCCCTGATATGACACTCCCATATTGGGGTGATGTATTCATTCAACCGGGCAAGAAATCTGCTGCCGACGCTTCATACGTCTTTATCCGTACTTGGTATCAACCAGAGGACATAGAAGCTCTTATAGACCGTGAGAAGAAGCTCAAGAAGTCAGCCAAAGAACGCGGCGAAGCTTATGACTCATCATGGAACTTGAAAGCACTCGAAGAAGTCAAAGATGCAACAAGTATCAAAGATGACAAAGCACAGACTCCTAGTGAAGAAGAACGCAACATCACTTCAGAGGGTGTCGAGATCATCACCGGCTACCAAAATGGCGTAGGCGCTGAGTTTATTACCTTTTGTAACGACATCGTAGTACGTGTAGAGAAGAACNCTGATCCTCGCGGTAAGATGCCTGTTGACTGGTTCTTTGCAGAGATTGACGGCTATAACCCACTTGGTAGGGGCGTAGTTGAGCTGATTGGACCACTACAGAACCTTATCGACTCAGATATGCAGATGTACCAATTCAACCGCGCGCTCATGCTCGCACCACCACTCATTAAGCGTGGTACATTCTCTAAGTCTAAGATCGTCTACAAGCCGAACCACATCATTGACCTCGGTAACGACCCGAACGCACGCATCGAACCACTAGACGTAGACACATCAGCAGTCACTAACTACCCGAACCTCTACGGTCTACAGAAGTCACAGATACTTAACCTCGTATCAAGTCCTGACAGCACCACCAGCGCAGAAGTAGGCAACCCTGGATTCAGCAAGACTCACGCCGGTGTCAAGCAAATGGATGCCAACGTATCAATCGACGACAACTACGTACGCAAGATGTTTGAAGCATGGTTTGAACACTGGAGTGAAACAGCTATCAACCTGTACTTTGCCAAGCGACAAGGTGTAGAGGACCTACAATTGGATGATCGCACCGCACACAAGCTTACACGCCTCTTAGAGAAGGGAATACCAGTACCAGGCTACGATCCTAACATGCGGGTTATTACTATCGACTACTACCAAGCGACACCTGCCCTCAAGTTTAGAATTGACGCAAGTACAAGCAAGATGAAAACCGACGGTGAACAACTAGAAGCACTCTCTATGCTACTTGAAAGACTAGAAGCATCACCACTCCTGACACAACTTATCGTTGCCGGTAATGAGGATAAGATCATTGGCGCATGGAACTCTATCGTATCTGCAAGTGGTATCGAGAACCCCGAACTTCTATCTGTAGACATCGAGGAATGGAAAGAACAGCAAGCTATGCAGCAACAAATGCAACAAGAGCAAATGATGCAACAGCAAGCGATGGAACAGCAGATGATCGACCCGATGCAAGAAGCCATGATGCGCGAACAACAAGCGATCCCAGCAGAAGTAATGCCACCTGAAGCCGGTGTATCACCTGAAGATGAAGCACTTGCTATGGAACTCGCTGACATGGGCTACGACGACAACACTATCGCAGAAGCTATCGACATGGCCGAAAAAGGCTATGCAACAGATGACATCTTACAAGCACTAATGAAACAGGAGCAAACAGCATGATGGTTGAGGACTTTATGCCAAACAAAACAAGCACCGTATTCGACTTCGCACAGAAGCAAAAACCAGACAAAGAGGAACAAGCTATCAAAGAAGCAAGCGGTGTACTGTTCAAGATACTCGCACGTTTAGACGAGCGCATACTCTTTTACCGATCTATAGACGCTATCGACGACGGCGTACTCTCGGACTCGAAACTACTCGCTGAAACTATCACAGTAAACAAGCTGACCGCCACGAACCTAAGTCAAGAAAGAGAAGCTATCCAAGCACTTATCGACAAAATCTGAGGTGTATTGCTCTGGGTAGACCTGACCTCGCAGTAGTCTACCCATAGGAGTACAACTCTCTGAGGACTCCCACCTCGTCAGTGAATAAGACGTAAAACAATTAAGGAGACACTATGGATGAAGAATCCACTGTCGTAAATGATGTGGTAGAGGACACTACCGTTACTGAATCGACACCAGTAGAACAACAAGAGTCCACAGTGGAACTAACAGAGCCGAAAATCCATGACGGATTCGAGGCAGAGGAATCGGAAGATGAATCTGTTGAGGGCGATGAATCGGAGGAATCGACGGATGCCGACGATGAACCAACCGACACTCAGGAAGAACCACACACAAAGGCAGATCAACGTAAAGAGCAGTTAAACACTGAGATACGTGACCTTGTAGCGCAGCGGAATCAACTCAAGACGCAAGTCGAACAGATGAATCAGGAAGCATACAAAGTACCCTCAGAACAAGACCTGCAAAACGAAATCAACCCAGATACCGGCGAGTATTATACGACTCTCGAAGCCAAGCTGACCCGTATGGAACAGCAACAGCAACTTCGTGAATATACGGAGAAAGTAACAGAGAATCAGCTCACCATATCGACGGAGGCTCAACGCGCGTTACACGACTTTCCTATATTCGATCAGAATAGTCCGGAATACAATCGTGAAATTGCAGAGCAAGTTGATGAAATCTTGCAAGAAAATCTGGTTATTGACCAAAAGACAGGCCAGATTATAGGCTCACGTATATCCCCTTACAAATTGTATAAATCATACGACGTGGCAACTAAAGCAACGGCGCGGAAGGCTCAGATACAAGGGCAGAAGTCAGTAGAAAAGATGATGGCAACAGCTGACATCTCTACCGGCGGCAAAGGTGCAGAAGTACCATTCGCTAAACTGTCTCTATCTGATAAGCAAGCGTACTTACGCAAGAAGGGTCACGACGTTTAACCCTTTATAAGGACACATCATGGCAGCAAATACTACTACCAGTCTCTCGAACGAAATGATGACTTTCCTAGTCGATACTTTCTTAGAGCGATCAAAAGCAAACATTGTTTATGCTGAAGGTGCTAAAAAGCGCGTACACAGCAAGAACAGTGGTAAGACAATGACTTGGAACCGCTACACGCCTATGACGGCAGCGACCACAGCATTAACAGAAGCTACTAACCCAAGCGAAACTAACATCGCTAGTGCAGTAGTAAGCGCAACCGTCGCTGAATACGGTGCATTCGACAAGATCTCAAGCCTTCTCTACGGTACGTCAATCGACCGAGCCGCTAAAGAAAAGACTGAAGTATTGTCACAAAACGCTAGCGAAACTCTCGATGTACTTGTACGTAACGAGCTTGCTACCGGCGCAACTACACAGTTCGCTAACGGCAAAGCATCACTCAACCTCGTCGCAGCTACCGACGTATTTAACTCAAACGAAATACGTAAAGCAGTCCGTACTTTGAAGAAGAACAACGCCCTCACATACGCTGACGGTTACTTCCTCGGTAAAGTCGGTGCTGACACAGCTTACGACCTCATGGCTGACACAACTTGGGTCAACGCTCACACCTACAAAGACGGTAAAGAGCTATACCAAGGTGAAATCGGTAAACTCCACAAAGTACGTTTCTTGGAAGCTTCTAGCAACCAGTTCTTTGATGACAACGCTGGCGCAAGCTCAGTCGATGTTTACTCAAACTTCATCCACGGACAAGAAGCTATCGGTACTGTAGACCTAAGCGGTGAAAACATGCGTCTAATCGTTAAACACTCAGACAAAGGTAACACTAGCAACCCTCTCGACATGTTCCTAACAATTGGTTGGAAAGCAACTTTCGCAACAAAGACGCTTAACAGCTCATGGATCGTGAATATCAAAACAGGGGCAACAGCATAGAATAGGAGAAATGTCAAGTGTCTAATATACCAAGTAGAATCTGTCCAACGTGCAATAAGTCTTATGACAAACCTGCAACTTGTAGTAAGAGTGCTTGGTATAAAGGATATAAGTCATGCTCCCTATCATGTGCCGCTAAACGCAGGGGTACTGCACATCTTGAGAAGTTTAACTTCAAGAAGGGTGTGCAGCAAAACCCTGCAACGCAGTTTAAGCCCGGTCAAGCTGTTGGTGAGAAGAATGCTAAGTGGAAAGGTGACGAGGCCTCGTATGTTGCAAAGCATATGTGGATACGCCACCACTACGGTAAAGCAAGCCAATGCGAGGAGTGTGGTGATGAGTCGGAACGTATGTATCACTGGTCCAATAAAAGTGGGGCATATAAACGGGACATAACCGACTGGCAACAGATGTGTGTACCTTGTCATAAGAAGTATGACCTAGAGAAACTATCTGTTACAAAACTTCAACTAATAACCAACTAAGGAGATTATCATGGCAAAAGAAGATAACCTAAAGACAGCAAGTGACGTACAAGCGACAACTCAAAAAGAAGTGCAAGAACTGTATAACACAGGCTCAAGCATCTACGCAATCGCAGAAAAAGTCTATGGCTTTGAGAGCGAAGAAGCAGTCATAAAGATCAAGAAACTGCTAGGAAAAGAAGAACTGATCTAACATGGACAATTCGCGTGACCACGATCTCAGAGCATTACACGCTCGATTCCACGACGAAGACCTACCTTTATGGAAGCGAAACAAGGCATACCGCGTGTTTCAGAACATACAGAATCAGGTACGAGACAAAGAATTGAACGAAATGCGCCACAGATTAGTCAAGGCAGCCGGTAACGACGACCCTGACGCAGTTGCGCGAATTGAACTACAGATCAAAGAACACGCCCGATCTAAAGGCTACGTTGAGGGGTGAGCTTCGGCTCACTCCTACTATGTAGCCATTAACCTGCGAGGAACACATGAATACAATTGGCATAAATATAAAGAAATGTTCGAGACAGTCATTAACAAATAGTCAATTATTTGGTATAATAAGCATAAGAAAACAGCGTTTACTGAAGAACACAGACTCGTTTGGCAAATAAGAGCCAACATCTGTGTTTTTTGAATAAACTCATGGCAAAATACTCAGTATACA